CTTGTTTATTCCCAATGATTTGGTAACCGGAATCATTGGCTCGCTGATCCAGCGTTGATCCGGTCCTGGTTGAATATGTTGATCATTAGTCTTCACATTTGCGCATTCAAGTCTCAAAATTTGTTGAGAGGATGTGATTATCAAAATGGGGTGTTAGTCCCCTGAGATAAGTTGGTTGATAATGGTTTAACTGTAAGGACTGAAGACGACTGTGCCGAACAGTTGTGACCTACCGCGGCGCCCCGTTTGGCAATGGGCAGAGCGGATACCAAACCTTGATTAGGAAGCAGTGGGATACATTATTTCACTTCAGTCTAACGGGTTATAAGAGCTAGGTAGTAGATATGTAGACTTTATCCTTGTCACTAATCGATTCCTTTTGCTATGTATGGAATGTCCCCTAGATTTGTTTAATAATAATATTAGACGGGTTAGATTCTCATTGATCTTCCCAATCAACACTTTGCTGTTCGAAAGAATTACACTGTGCTCTGATTGAGAAGTGATGTGGGTTGAGTTACCGTTGATTGAAGTATTATTGTTTGACTAAAAGATCTAGGATGCGCACATATTTGCGAAACGTTGATTAGGGCGGCTGAGGCCGCCGTTATTTGACACTGAGATAGATAATCGAAGATCTTACCGAGTAATTTGTCACTACGATTGATAGCTGGACTATTATGTCTGCTAATTTTTCGAGGAATGGTATTGTAGCTCAAAGCAAATTTTAATTCTCTGACAATGAATCAAAATTCACTTGAGAGGGTCCCTGGGGTTAGATGGAACGTTGGGACGAACAAAACCCCCCGCTTATCAAAGTCCATGCAGACTGGTATAACCAAATCTCATGGCACGTACCCTGGTGCGGGTTTAGCACCACTTTTTACCTGTAAACTTGGTCTTAGGCAACGACCTTGTTCACCGATTACTGTTAAGTCCGGGAAATATTTTCCTCCGCGGTCCCAATCCAATGGCAATTACCTTGTTGGTATTGAGACGAATCCCGGCCCAATTAACCGTGTTACTCTTATCAAACTTGCTGTCGTCTATTGTCTCGTTAGATGGCTCCAACGTGTTCTTAGTAGGTCAGTCCGAAGATCTGCTCGATTCATGGGTAACGGAAACGGTTATTTGGTCAGCGTTGAGGAAAACCCAGGTCCCAAAAACCCTGATAATCCCAAGTCCAAAGGGAAGAAAGGGGGTCGGTTTGACAAAAATAGGGTCCTCACGACTGCTCTTTTAGACAGCCTATCGCGTGTGCAGGCCATCCAAGATGTTCAGCAGAAAGCTACTCAGCATTCTAATGACATCTCGGACAGTCACACTCTCGTTAGCGCCTCCAAAGTCTTGAAAGAAATGTTGGCTGAGGAGGCCCTTGCCGACCACATAAGATCGCTAGAATCTGCAGCGACCAAGATACCTGGTATCAACAATCCACACATGTGGTGCAGAGACTTTGAAGTCCTCGCTTATAGACGGAACGATCTCTTTAGAGCATTTGCTAAAGGTCGACCTTACCTTCTTGTTCCCCCCAACGGTCAGCTAAGTAATGTTGGAGAGGTTGAGAAAGTTCCGTTCACTATTCTACCAGTAGCGTCTCTTCCAAAAGAGAACTGGAATGATTACTGCCATGTCAATTCTATTGCTTACAACAATACAGTTGGTAGTCTAATCAATCCTTGGTATGACCACTACGAGCGAATTCAATCAGTCGAGCTGTGCTACATTTATTTGGGTTGCCTTGCCACCTCCTCTCTTAGGCCTTGGAGAGATATAGAAGGCCCAGTTCGTGATGACACTGTACTAGGTTTCCAACCTGTTATTAGATACACTGACATTGACGGTACAATGTGGTTCGCCGATTCATTGGTTGAAAAATCCCAAGATACATCAAAGCTTTCGCTCGATTTCTCACTGTTTGGAAAGCTGGGACAATTAACCGGTGTTTTGTCGACACCCCATTCCTCCACCCGAGATTGTTATTTTAATAGAATCAAGGTGGATTCACCCGTCACCATCCCTGGACACTTTCAGAGTGTTGAGAACCCGATGGAGATTCAGTTCATTTCATGTTACCTATTCAATGAACTCATGAACAGGCGTACACAACTTCCGCCTAAACTCGACGCATCGGTTATGGTCGAGAGAATTTGTCGGTTTGCTTCTGAGGACAATTGCACATCAGCTCAGCTGGAGGTGTCCTTGCAGAAGTTGGTCAAGCCGTTACACATGACCGTTTCGTTGATAGCCGCCCTTTGCACCGGCGACATGTCAACACCACTCCCGCTTTTTTGAAGAGCCCCGACCTCGGTCGGTACCTTTATGGGTATCGCGTGTCTCAAACGCGATTAAAACTAGTAAAGCCTGTGAAAGAGAGCTTCGAAGTGACTCATTTGCGCCCGCATCTGCAGTCTTACCGACCTCTGTCCGCCAGGCTCGAAATGTACTATAAAGGTGCCACACCCCCCAGGCCGGATCCGGGGCATCTTCCATCTGTTCTCGCTGGTGTTTCCAAGCGAGTTGCTATCGAAACTCCCAAGCCGTCGCGCAAATTACGGAGGGAATTTTCGAGGTTTGTAGCACTTTGGTTGCGACGAAATCTTCGACCACTCACTGCCGATGAGTGTCTGACCTTTGACCAATGGTTGGACGAGACCACATACTCTACCGGTAGAAAAGAAGAATTACGCAAAGTGTGGAATGATTGCGGTGGAAAACCTACCAAGCGTATGCTATCTCTAGCAAAATGCTTTGTTAAGGATGAAACGTATCCTGAATTCAAATTCCCGAGAGGTATCTATTCCCGGAGCGATGCTGCAAAGTGTTGCTTCGGCCCTTTAGTTGCTTCTGTTTCCAAGAAGGTATTTGCTCTGCCCTGGTTCATTAAGTATGTTCCCGTGTGTGATAGGCCCATGGCCATCTACGACACACTTTATAAACCCGGGTCTAAGTATATGTTTACAGACTACACAGCGTTTGAAGCGCACTTCACTAAGGATTTGATGTCCGACTGTGAGAATCAACTTTTTAGGTATATGACCAAAAACCTACCAGATCTTCGCAAGATTGCCGACCTTATGGCGTCTTGTAAAACAGGGATCAATCATCTAATTTTCAAACTTTTTAATTGTAAAATGCAAGCTGGGAGATTATCTGGAGAGATGGACACTTCCCTCTCCAATGGTTTCACCAACCTTATGCTTTACCTCTTCGCCTCGTACCAAGTGGGGTGTCCTGAAGAGAAAATAAAAGGGTTTGTTGAAGGTGATGATGGGTTATTTAGGAATGATGGTCCAATGCCGACGGAGGAATTGTTCGAAGAGTTGGGTATGACAATCAAGATAGGAATTGCTGACAAGCTTGAGCATGCATCTTTCTGTGGGCAGGTATATGATGTCGAGGACAAGACAGTTGTGACTGACATTCAAGAGCAGGTTTGCCGCCTTGGATGGACCAACAAAAAGTATGTCCGGGCAAAAGTACCGGTTCTGCGGGAATTACTACGGGCACGGGGTTACTCACTTGTGTATCAATACGGTGCGTGTCCTATATTAGGTAAGCTAGGTAGTAAAATTTTGGAGTTGACTTCCAACATTGAGATTCGCGAATCTATAATCGATAATATGGATCTGTGGGAAAAGAATCGATTAAAAGAGGCCATGGCGAATTGGAAGAATGAGGTCAAGGATCCTGGTGTTAACACGAGGATTTTGGTAGAACAGCTCTATAATATCTCTGTATCCGAGCAAATTGACATTGAGACGAAAATTGAGTCTATGACTGAACTTGGGCCGTTGCCATTTCAGTTCAGGGAGGTTCATTCTGATTGGTTGAACTATCACGAGAAATATAGTTCTTCTGAGTTGGAACTCCCGCCTGACTGGATCCCTAGTCAGGATAAGAAACTCATTGGTTCGCTCTTTGAAAATAAAGCTGTAACTGTAACCCAATACCAACGTCTATTGAGGGGTGGATGTTGAAGAGGCGACTGTCCTTATCCAGCGCTGAAAGGCCG